GTTGTGCGCGAGATATAGCCATAAGTCAGTCTCCTTATACGCCAGTCGTTGAAACAGTACCGCCTGCAATCGCGCCATTGGCGGAATTGAAGGAGTTGTTTAAACGAACAATTACAGGGATACCCGCCGCAGTATAATCTGAATTATCAGGGTCATCTTGATAACCCATGATTCTCAGATTTAAGTTTGCAGTGGTTGCGATTGTGCTAACACCCAATTTTGCGGAAGAAATACCAGTCGTAGAAGATCCGGCAGCACCATCTGCAAAATTTGCGTTTGCGAACACATGCCCTCTAGCAGTTGCTTCACTTGTTAATGAAGCATCTGAACAGATGACGAATGTTTGCATTGGGTTGTCATACACGAAGGCTTTGACGGGATGGTTAGTATCCGCGCCAGAACCAGGCCAGTTGTTGGAAAATATTGTTTCACCAGTGGTGGACGAAACGTATTCACAACCCCAGAAAACACCTACAAGACCTACAGTGCCACCTGCCGCCGCTCCAACTTTATCAATGAATCCAGTTGATAGCGGAATAACAGGTGAGCCTTGAAAGATCGTGTTTGAGTTTCCGGCTGCTATACGATATTCTGTCGCACCCGTGGTGTTAGCAGCCTGACCGACCACTCCAATCGGACGCAGTCCGAAGGCACCATTTGAGTTTGCCATAATAGCAATCCTTTATATTAATCGGAGTCGCGTTCGCGGCCTCCGAAAGTTACACGACTTTGCCGACTATTAGAAATCGGCATTGAAGGATGTTGTTCCTTCATCAAGTCCTGATCCACAGCAGTCATTTGTTGGCGGGTTCGGCCCCCGTAATACTCGTTTCTTTCATGCGCTGTCTCTTCAGGTATGCGACACAACATCAGTCCGCCTTGTCCAATCACTCCCTGATATTTGCCGTCGTCAACGACAGGAGCCTCATAGTTTGGATACTCGTCTGCACGAACAGGTTCCCATCCTTCACGTAGCTTGGAATGGACATTCATTTTGTCCTCCTCACCACGCATAGCAACTCTAATCCAACGATGCACAAACCCTTCTGGGGCTTCTGGTGCTTCAAGGTGACTGGGCGGTGCCCATGGTTTTCTGCGCGTTTCTGAATCGCGTGTTGCGCTCTTGCGCGGTTTTCTGTCAGTCATGTTCTCAGTCCTTCACGTATTTGGCGTATTCTTCAAGAGGTACGCCCAACTTTTTCGCAATAGCGACCTGTGAGTGCGATAGCTTGACCGACCTGCGCCCTGTATGGTGTGGTTTGCGGGATGCGGAGTTACCAGCAGAAGCGACCTGACTTCCTCCACCCGATTTCTTAGGCGCTTCGAACTTGTGAGGAAACTCACTACGAATACGACTATCTATCTCAGTATAGTACTCATCGCTCTGTGGGTCAAACCCCTCTTCCTCGATGAGTTGTTGGTTTATGGCAAACGCCGCCATTGTCATAACGCGGTTATCCCCAAACCATTTATTTTTTTCCGCCCAAACCTGCGCCTTTGGATCAGGTTTAAGCGGAACCTGTTGTTCTTGAACAGCTTTTGGTTGTGCTTGCGGTTGTTGAACAGGCATCTTAGCCTGCTGATCTGCTTTCACTTTCGCAGACTGATAACGTTGCCGCTCAACCGCAATCTTAGAAATTAACTCTTGAGCCTCTATCATCTTGTCCGTATCACCAGACTCGTGAGCTTCTTTGTACATCTGTTTTGCAGATAATGTTTGGGACTCAAGCCTGTTGCCATACTCATTCAGATAACCAGAATCCAAAGATTTAACACGAGTCTTTAGTTTCTTGTTCTCCTCAATAAGTTGCTGAGACAAACGAACCGCTTCAGCTTTATCCCGCTCTTCTTGACGATACTTCTCCGTCAGTTTTTTTATGCGGCTTTGTACGCCTTTACTGTACGAATCCAGTTCTTCGTCACCAGACGATTTGTCCGGTTCTTCTTTTTCAGGTTCTTCTACCTCAACCTTTTCTTCAACCTCTGCTTCTGTCTCAATCACAATCTCTTGTTCTTCGACATTTGTTTCTTGTTCAGCCATGACCTACCTCTCAAACATGCTTAACATCATCAGGTTCAAGAATGGTGGCAATAACTTCGTCATCGTTAATAATACGAACCTCACCTCCATCAATCTTAAACCGTGAGCCAGAATATCGACCAATACAAACCCACTGGCCTTTCTCACACCAAGGCTTACAGTCCGGCCCAAACTTGTTTGGATCCTTATAAGCCAACGGTCCTAGCGTCATCACGTATGCCACTACGGTAGCTACGTTTTCACGCTCTCGGACTTCATCAGGAATATACAAGCCACTCGCCGTCTTAGCTTTGCCCTGATACGGCATAACTAAAATCCGCCAACCAGTCGGTTGCGGAAGACGTTCAAGTAACGGTTTGTCTAAGAGGGACGGGTCTAACACCCGTTCTTTAGCGTCAACATATGCGCTTTCCAAAGCGGAAGAGTCTGCATGAGGCTCCTCGCGGTCTTTGTTCATTTTCTGCGCAACGTGTTCAGGAAGATATAAAGTCTTCGACATCGTCTACGTTTTTCTCCAGCAGGGCCTTGATTTCTTCACGAGCGAAAGAGAGACCCCGTATCTCTCCCACCGACATTTTGTACTGCTCCCAATCCTTTACCGAACCGTGAGCAAGAGCCGTCGAAATATCTTTCTCCCGCTCCTGTAACTTCTTATACAAATATTTTGCCAGATCAACAACATCCATTATAGATTATCCTCATGAAATATTTAACCAAGCATATATTTTATTAGTTTCCTTAATACGGTGAGCTAACCCCGTGTACCAACCATTGATCTTGCGGGTTAACCGTTTGATCGCATCATCGTTTACACCTTCGTCACAAATTTTCCAAAGCTTGTTTTCATCAAAAAACCAAATAGCGGTATCCATGGCATAATCTTCCTCCAACAAAGAAGGGTCTGTTAAAACTTCTGGGACGTTCATATGATCTGCAAACGACTTAACGTTATTATAGCCTGTCAATTGCAAAAATCCGCGACCTATGTACAAACCCGCTTTTTCCTTTGTGTCGTTACCCATCCTGTCATAATACACGTTTTCCGCTAACGCTTTGGGGTTTCTTGCATATGGTTTGGCGCTGTCCTCTGTGGGAAAACGGTTAGGCCAAACTTTCATCATGGCGTCTACACTATAATTAAGATTTTCTTTAGTGTACCTAAACGTCCCCGATTCATGCACAACTTGACCCAACAAATGCGCGCCACGTTCGGGCGACAGATCGTAAAAGGCCACAATTCCTCGTGCCGTATTCGGCCCAAACGCACCATCTGGACTGCACCCACACTTTTCCTGAAGTATCTTTAATGCCTTGCTCATTACTTCTTACCCTTCAAAACTTTCTTCAGTTTTTTAGCTTGATTAGCATGAGATTTAGAAGCTTTGTTTAAGCCCCTAATAACTTTTCTTACCGTAGCTTTTTTCTTTTGATCCATAACTACCTCTTAAAGAACTTTTGTATTCCACGCACACCAAAGCTTGCGCTTATGGCAAGACCTAAACTGTAAAAATACCAGTCCGGCGCTTTAGAGAGTTGTTCAAACCCACGATCTACCCAGCCTTCAGCGCCTGGAATCCAACATAAGATTAATGGGATTGATAAAATAATAACAAACCATTCGTCCTTCCACGACGATTTAGCGCCTTCCGCCATAATGCGCTCCCAATCGGCAACGCTTGTTTCTTTCGACATTAAGATCTGGGCTTTTGCTTTTGCCTCAGTAAGTTTTAACTCCGCTTCCGCAGAGTGTTTGTCCGCTTTCCCCTGCAACCACGATCCCGCAAGATTCGCTATTGGACCAATTAATGCTTGTATCATTTCTCAGAACCTAACCATACTGCAAAAGCTCCTGTCATGGAGCCAGAACATATTGATATCATTGCACTTTGTTGCGTTGACAGATCGTCAAGGCTCATTCCCCATTCCAAAACCCGTATATACATAATAGTCATCACCAACATCATCAGACGCGGCATAAGACGATACTCCAATATCGTCTTAAAAGTTATAGACATTAGAACCCTCCTTTAAGACCATCTAATATTTCAGACAAACTAGGCCGTTTGTCCTTCTTTTCATAACGGCAATCAAACACCTTCGGACACTCCGAAAAACTAAGGGTAGGGTAGTGATATCCCAACCCGCCGAAACCCGCAGTAAAACGATACACGCATACCTTTTGATCATTTACGTCCGTAAACCTCTTCCACAAGTGACACTTAACGTGAGTGGGATTGGCTACCCCCGCAAGTGTTACAGCCAGTATTAACGCATTTATCACTGTGTAGCCAACATTATTAAATATATGCCGCCACCTAGCAGACACAAGATACCCAAACTTAAACCACCTATAGCCATGTTATTCTGTATTTGACGCTTTGCTTCCATCGCACGATACACAGTTTCTTCTCTTTCTCTACGGATTTGCCTACGCATCCCCAACATTTCGTCGTAAGTGCCCAAACCAAACCTATAATCCAACATAAACTTAATTTCTTTCTCTTTTTCAAGTAAAGTTTTTTTACGGATAATAATATCCAAAGCTTCTTTTTCTATGTTTTCAACGCCATGAGTTCGCTTATCTAACCAAGTAGGGTTTTTGCGTTGAGATTCAGCGCGAGTAATATCCGCAACTGCGCCATACCATTGACCCAACTGTTGGCTGATGTCGTGCATTTCACGGCCTGCGCCGACCAACATCTTTACGCCTTTGAATGCCGCGTTAGCTGTTGCGAATGCTGTAACAGGATCGATCATGCCAGTAGAACTCCTTTAACCACGCAGAGAAGGAACTGACTCTGTAAATAAAGTTACCCTCGCATCATCTTCTGTCGCTGCACCTCAATACGATCTTGATTGGTGTCGTCCCGCTGGGCCGCAATGTCTTCTATGCTTTCAATACGAGCCGAGTCCGTCGCAGCACGTTGCTGCATCTTGTTCATCTCTAATTGGATCTGAGCCGCGTCATCAATCGACTTACGCTGCAAGTCCTGCTGCTTTACTCCAAGCTCCTGCATACGAATCTGAACTAAAGGATCGCTCATCGGATCCTGCCCTTGAGGTGTGATCTTCGGCATCAATTCGGTCATCAACTGCAATTCCTGTAAGGCTACCATCTTCTCGATCTCCTCTGGGTTCTGCATCTGAGCTTGGACCTCCGCGATCTGCTGCTGCGCTGCCGCTGGATCAATCGCTCCAGACTGAGCCATCAATTCCACTTGAGATATCAAACCCCGAACCTGCGTCATCACCATCTCACGAGCCTTCTTAGAACAATGCTCTTGAACGTGACCCATCAAAATACCCATGACTTGTGGAGAGGTCAGAGCAATAGGAGCTTTCATAAACATAACATGTAACTCAATATGCGCGTCGTGATCCTGACCATCAAACGCCATCAACAACTCACCAGTTAACGCACGAGCGTTCTCAATAAGCGGATCCAACGGTTGCGGCTGTGGCGGCGGGGGCAATATCTCGTCAATGTTCTGCACCTCTAACGCCTGATACATACGACGGAACGCTGCGTGTAAATTGTGTACCTGCGGATTAGACTGCGCCAACTGTAGCTGCGTCTGAGCAAGCGTAACCCGCTGCGCCATAGAAAAGATGTTCGGGTCACTCACTGGAATCACATCGACCCGACCATCAAAATCTGCCGACATAATGGTGCGATCCCCACCCGCTACATCATACGGATACTCTTGTGGAAGATTGTCCCGAAAGATACGCGCTAGAATACGAAACTCTTTTTTCTGAGCGTAGTGTAAACGTTTGTGAATAGCCGACATGACTTTCATGCCGCGCTCTAACAAAGCAACAGTGGTCCCCACAGGGGCCTCTTGGTTCATGTTTGAGGTTTGCTGGTCTGCTAGTGAAACAAACCGCCTTCCGTTATCCACAAGAGATCCTAGAAGTTGGGTAAGCGTCCCAGAAGGCTCCTTGTAAGGCAGTGGTATAATCGAGTCCCGAATGTTGCCACCAGGAGCATCAATGTCCCGCCATTCTCCAGGTTGTAACGGTTCGTCATCGTTACGAACCCGCACCCCTCTAGCCTTAAATCCTGCCGGAAGATTGGCAAGAGTTCCTGCATCAATTAACTGCCGGAGAATACTCGTAGCAGCGCGACCCAAGCCACCGATCATATGGATTAACCCAAAGCCGTAAAACCCCAAACCAGGCATAAACTTGTAATGCACAAAGTATTGTTGCTTTCGAGCCAGATCAGCACCTTCCTCAAAATTACGACGAATAGACAAAACTTTCCCAGAACCCTCGTCTATCGTCACAATATACGGTAGTGCGATGCCCGTAGGCTCACCACTTGGAGACATGTCCTCAAAACCCTCAAGGTCCAAATCAACGTGCATCTCAAGAATAGTGTACACATCATCAGTGTACGTCCGAGAGGTGCCTTGAATCTCGTCCACCTTCTGACGAACCTCGTCTTCACCCTCGGCGTACTTGCTTAGTTCTACATCCATGTAAAACCCTGCAATCTGCATCTTGCGCACTTCATTGGCATCTATTCGCAATACATGCGTAACCCGTGCCGCCGTCTGTAAATCAGACGCCGCATACGAAACAACCAAATCCTGCGCCGGAACAAACTTCGCTACCGCACGTTGCTTGGCTTCGTCAAAATATATCTTCTTAAAACACGACCCCGATAACGGTAAATAAAACAAAAGCTGATCCATATCAGGATCAAACTCCTCCATTACCTCAGTGATCTGGTAATTCATAAAGTCCTTAACTCTCGATGCCTGCTCCTCACGACCCGCATCCTGCAAACCAAGAACCTGCGTTTGAACCGGACCCCCCGCAGGTAACATTTCTTTGTACGCTTGTGCCTGAAACTGCGTGACACTCTCCGAAATTAATGGGTGCGTGACCCCAGAAGATCCTTCAAACGGCTGACTGCGCTCTTCGTACTTAACACCAAGTTGATCCAAACCCTTTGTATAAGTCTCTTCCCACTCTGAACGAGACTCCATATCCTCTTCGTAAGAAGCCCTAAGATCCGACGAAATCTCCCCAAGATACCCTTCATTTAAAAACTCCGCTAAATTATCATCATGGGCAGGTTGCGAAATAGAAGCCTCCTCCATCGCAATCCGTTCCTCTAAACTCTGTACAATCGCACCGCCTTGACCATCATCCAAAACTTCCGCACCACCCGAAAAATCCACAGGTTGTATAACAGATACATCAACCGACGCCTCCGTTGGCATCATGTCTTCAGAACGAATCCCAGAATCTACAAGTGGTGGCAGTGCCATCAGTAATACTCCCGTTTACGACGATATGTGTCGTGTTCTTCGTTTTCGCCCTGCAAAGAAACAAAGCCCCCCTGCCGAAAACGCATCAGTGCTAACGTCATGCTATCACAAAAGTCGTCATGATCGCCATTAGGAAATGAAACTACTTCCTCGATTACCTCGTCAGCAAATTTCTTGTCCGTTGGTGCCCATACTACACCAGCTTCAAATAAAGGCGCAACCATGTGCATTCTAGTTATCTTATCCCTGCCTTTACCTGGCGAAAAGCCAAGTGCCGGAATACCACGTAGCCGCAACTCGTCAATGAGCGGTGTACCCGTCGCTTTCGCTTCGACCACAACCATGTCTGGCTCCCAGTATTCGTGTTCTTCATAAGCTACCTCTTTTAATTCAGGAAAATTCCACCGTCCCCGCCGCGCATCCATCAAAACCAAGTGGTCAGACCCACCTTCCT